ATAAAAGTCTGCAATTTCTTGTCTACGTTTTTGCCACGCATTAAAATATTTTAATTTAACTAACATGTGAGCACAATCTACCTCACTCATTTTACTGTTAGTGCCGATGGAATCAGCAAATTTACCGTTATCTTTAATTTCGCGACAGCGGTGATGAATGTCTCGATTGTCAGTAAGAAGCATACCGCCAGATCCATAATTGGGCAAATTCTTAGTGGGATCAAAACTTAATACACTGATATCTCCTAACTTGCCACTGGGTATTCCTTTATATGTAGCACCAAAACTTTGTGCTGCATCCTCAATTATTAAAATATTGCTGTCAGGATTAAAGAAGTCACAGGCTAGTTTTAGCCGATCATAATCTAATATATTGCCAAATAAATTTACATACATAACAGCAGTCACACCGGCTCCACTTAGTGCTATATCACATGAACCGATATCCATCATTGCACTATCATCTACTTCGCAGAACACAGGCTCATTACCTGCTAATATTACGCTATTCAATGTAGCAACATAACTTTGTGCGGGTACGAGAACCTTAGTATCACCAATTCCCAATACACCCTGTGCAAATATTAATGCCTGAGTGCAACTGTTAACTGATATAGCGTATTTTCTGTCACATCTATTGGCCATTGCTGTTTCAAATTTAAGGGTGTATTCACCATCAAGCACTTGACCACTTGAAAGTACTTTGTCAGACGCATCAAGTAGTTCGTATTTAAGAGTTTGATATTGCCGACCTAATCCGGTAAATGGAATTGATGCATCAACGCTCGACAATTTTATCTCTCCAATAAGTAGATTTTTGTAACCAATGCATATATCGTGTCATACCATCAGCCAAATCAATCAAAGGATGAAACTTAAGATTGAACTGCGCTTGAGTAATATCCAATGTACCACGCGATGGAAATTCAGTATCTCTATCGACTATTTCAATTTTGCCTTTGTTGCAGATCTTAACTGCCATCTCGGCGGCCTCAAGTAAAGAATGTGCTTGTCCTCTTGTTATATTATAAATTTTGTTGATAGCATTGGGTAATGTTGCAGCCAACACTATACCATGTGCAGTATCATCAACATGCGTAAAATCTAATTTTTCGTCAATACCGCGAACATATAACGTTTCGTTGCGAAGCGCAGCCAATAAAAATTTACTCATAACACGATCTTCTACGTCTAATTCTCCATACACAGCACTGGGACGCACAATAACAGAATCAAGTTTCTTTCGTCGAGAGTAGTCTTGAACTAACTTTTCTCCCATAAGCTTCATTATCCCGTATTGACCAATTGGATCACATAAAGCCATCTCACCTACCCCATCCTTAAAATTACCATATACCATACTACTACTAATATAGACAAACTTGGGAATGTGATATTTCACTGTTAGCTCTAACAAGTTTATTAATGCAGTAGACATTACCTCCGAGGCCGTAACGGGATTATCGGCTACCACCTTCTGCCTGGGAAAACTTGCTAAATGTATCACAGCATCAATTTCAAATTTAAAATTAAGGAAAAGGGCATTTAATTCTTTTCGGTTAGTGATATCAACATGATGTACGATTGCCCGCATACGTTTGTTTCGTTCGTGGTGCAAATACATAAGTTCATCAATGGGAATAAACCCGTAATTTGTTGCTGAATCCACAATGTGACATTTATGGCCCGCCGCCTCAAGTTGTTGAACAACGTTATGTCCAATAAAGCCCGCCCCACCTGTTACCAAAAAGTTCATACTACTTCTTGTATAACAATATTAGCAAATACACCTAACTTAGGTATTTTACCAGCCGACATGCGTTTAATAGTGGCATGTGTGTTTGCTACACTAACTTTAAATTCTTCTGCTATTGCTTTAAGTCCGGCCACTTGTTTAATCTCCCCAGTTGTATATGTTATTATATAATTTTTAGTGTAAGGAAGTAAAGCAGGATTTATACCTTTAATCCGACTATTCTCGCCGGCGTTTATTTCTCGCAGATATTGTATAGTCTTTTCACTGTGTATTTTCCCATGAAAAGGATTATTTGTACCTGTGCGATCTCTGCAAATACTGCATGTATTTGATTTGCTACGTATTTGATTGTTATTACATACAGGGCATAATTTATATGATACCCCGCCATTTCTCCAATTTGGATTTGTACTCCCAGGTTTACCAAACTTTAATTTTCTCTCTTCTAGGGATAATTTTGCTATTGTTTTTTGTTGGGTCTCTAGAATTTGTTTTCGTATTTCATTTTTATTTGGATGATTACTTAGTATATCTCCGCCATTTGCAGGAGCCATATTATATCCGCCTATGTTTTTATCTAAATATGTCTGCTCATGGTTTAAGAGATCTTTTCTGTTAGTAAAATGTGTTTCTTCTACTAGATAAAATAAGAATTTTTCAATTCCGTGTTTATCAGCCGATCGCTGTAATTGTACATTGTGATGAATTTGTTTTTTAAGTTCTCGTTTATGCCCAGTTAACCGTTTACTAATATTCATTGAACTACCATAATATTTTCTTCCTGATATTATATTTTCTATACAATAAATTCCTTGCATTTCTAGCCCCTCCGTTTAATATATTTATGTTGCAAAGGGGAAATGTATAGGTGGATGTGATTGATAGTTATTTAATTTAATGTCAGACATTGTAAACTTTGTGATGTCTGTAATATCTGGATTCAACCATAATGTTGGGGGCGGTAACGGCTCTCGGGTAAGTTGTTCCTTAACTCCATCCACTTGATTTAAGTATATGTGAGCATCTCCTATAACATGTACAAACTCTCCGATTCCCAAATTGCATACTTGAGCTATCATATGAGTTAGTAGTGAATAACTTGCTATATTAAATGGAATTCCCAATGGAAAATCTCCAGATCTTTGGTACATCTGGCAAGATAACTTACCATGGGCCACATAAAATTGAGCAAAGCAATGGCATGGGGGCAATGCCATTTCATCCAACTCTCCGGGATTCCATGCTGTGAGTATATGTCGTCGCCCGTCAGGATCTTTCTTGATACCTTCGATCAATAACAGTAATTGGTCTATATGTTTATAAACCGGATTGAGCCAAGTCTTGCCGTAGTCATCATCTATGTCGGGTTCGTTGTCGGGAGTATGTGTGATCCAGTCACGCCATTGTACCCCATAGACACGACCTAGGTCACCTTCAAATTGTGCCTTGGGTTTCCAGTAGGGTGCCAGGGCATTGGGTGTCCATATAGTCACGGTACCTTCTCTGGTGCCATGCGTGATTTCGGCAAGTCTGCGTTCATCTCCGCTACCTTCAATCATCCAGAGTAGTTCGCCTACACAGGCTTTCCATGCTAATTTTTTTGTTGTTATTGCGGGAAATGATTTACTAAGATCATATCGTTGCTGCATACCAAAAGTCGATATAGTACCTACGCCGGTTCGATCACTCTTCTGGATTCCGTGATCAAGTACTTGTTTTAGTGCGGTTAAATATTGGTGCATATCGTATAAAAGTTGAATTGAAATCTTTTGCCACCTTGGCATGTGTAGCATTAAAACCTACTAAGAAAGATTTAAGGTCTATCTTAGTATCTATTTTATACGAATCTTTGAAATGTGTCAAATAAACTTCATCAAACAAATCAATACAGGTCTTTAATATAGTTGGCCCACCAACTACCCAAATTATACGATCTGAATGTTGTTTCTCCAACTCCAATACTTTTTTGGCCACATCACCAAATATACGGCCTGCATTATTAACCGTACGATTGCTGACCACATAGACTATACGGTTTGGCAATGGCTTGGGTATTTTTGGATCATCCCACGAATTGCGTCCTATTACAATAACGTGGCCTGTTGTTAATTTTTGGAAGTTGGCGAGATCCGGTGCGTTATGGGGCCAAGGCAATGTACCATTGAATCCCATACCGCCAAATCGATCTACAGCAAATACGGCATTTATCATAAATCTTTTAGGAGGTTATCTGTAAAGGGTTGAATTACTTTTGATACTGCATCAACGCTGATATGAAAATCAACATCCGTAATAATATCTTCCAATGCTTTTAACTTTTGGTTAATAACATATTCGACCTGATCGGGATCTTGGCCCTCAGCCAGCATTTCAGCAACATTAACATCTACCGCAGTTCCGTCTTTAAGATTAACAGTAATAGAGAGTAATACACCAACAGGAACTTGCTCTTTATGTACTTCCTTGAGCAAACGTTCCCATTTCTCTTTACTGTTTAAATTAAGCCTCCTGCTTTTTTGCTGTCGTGGTTTTTTTGGTTTTTGTGTTGACATTTTTAGCAGGAGTAAATTGTTCGGCCTCGTTCATTAAGCGTTTGGCTTCAGCCATTAACTGCTCGGCTTGTGCCTTCATTTTTTCAGCTTGACTTATACGTTGTTCTGCTAAGTCAGTATCACTCATTGTGCCTTTAAGATACGCGGCAGCGGAGTCTGTGCTGTCAACATCAATATTAGTTCTGCTGACACTGGAGTTATTTGGAGGCATACCTACTTCACGACCTTCTTTGCGACGTTTTTTAGTTTGTAATCCGGCATTGGTGTCTAGATCTGCCATACGCTTCACAGCCTCTTCACCCTTTTCCATTTCATCAAGAATACCGTTTAATTCGTCTAATCGCACACTTGACTTGGCCGTTGGGGTTATTAAGATTTGACTTGTGGGCACCTTTTTAATAAAGCCTTCACGATGTAATACCTCTAATGCATTACGTCCGTCACCCATAACAGTTCGGAATAACACATCCGACAGATCTTTTGCATTTTGCCCAACTGCACTTTCCAAGCATCTCATTACCTCGTCGTGAATCATACGGGGCAATGTGTCACTGTAGGCCACCAAAGCCATATGTGCATCGTTTGGAACTTGACGCCATAGCAATACTATCTTTTTGTTGTTGTGTTTTCCGACATGTTTGATCATTTTATTTTCCTTTATTCAGCTGGTTGTTCAGCTGGTTGTTCACTCTCAATTGGTGGGGTGATCGCACCGCTATCCCTAAGGAACGTAGTAATACGATCAAAACAACCACCTATTTGTGTGAATTCTTCAACTTTGAATGCGCCACGTTGACTAGCCAAGCTAATAGCTTGTGCCGCCACTAAAATATCTGATAACCGCAATTGTGCAGCTGGTACAGCTGGTACAGACTCGTTTGTTTCTGACATAGTATCTCCAATAAAAATATAAACTATGCATATATTTACTATCGATAGTCAGAGAGGAAAAATTTTTTATTATCAGTATATTGGATTTGTTGGATTAATACTGCTAAGAAGTAAACTAAAATAACTGGCTTCTCCAGCAAGTTCAAAACCAATCATTTTTTGTATCTCTACTTGACCGTTTTTGGTGCTTATGTAATCATCACCAAAATAGAATCGTCCCTCAAGGTTTTCCCAAACCCAATCGGTTATTACTTTTTCCCGCACATACAATTCAAAACGGACCACAGAGAAGTGTGGGGGACAATGCGCTAATTGACGTAACCCAAAAACAGATAATGGGTTTATGTCATTTAGTTTTAGCATCAGTACCTTCTTCCTTCTCATTCGTAATAACTGTGAGTTTAAAATCCTGATTCATGTCGGGCTGCACAATTTGAATTTTAGATTCTAATACCAAATCTGCTGCCACCTTAAAACTATCTAAAATACTTAGTTGGCCGGTAACCCCAACAATCTCAAATGCTCTGGACATATCCTCAAGAGACATTTCTAATTTTAAAATACGTTGGATAGCAGCATCTATGTCAGCCGGCACATTTGTATATGTAACCTGTGGTTCCATTGGCAGATCCTTCTCATCTACCGCAGTAGTACTCATGTTGGCTAATACAGTTGGGTTGGTTTTCATATTTACATATCCTGATCTATGTTTTGGCCATTAAGACCCATAACACGATTATGTTCAATTCTCTTCAATTCAGTTAGCCTGAGTTGATCGTGTATACGACGGTCTTCAATTTGGAGAGCTTCGTGCCTACGATCAATCTGCTTTATATCCTGTTGTTGCTGATAGATCGCGTATGCTTGTTGGTTTGTAATTTTCATTTCTTCTTAGCCTCTTCTTCGTAATGTGCCCATATACCCCACGGTGGTTCACATCCGGGATTACCTTTGATGATCCAAACGGTATCGCAATAATGTTCTTCGCCCCATTCGCCATACGGCATACCGTCTGTGAATATAATCAATTTCTTGGGCTCGATACCATGTTCTTTCATGTAAGTCCAATTAGCCATAAAGTCAGTACCGCCACCACCCTCTAGTTCGTAGTCGGCAATGTCTTTCATGTTGTCGCTGTTAAACTCTTGATCGTTGTAAACTTTAGTATCAAAACACCACAAGCGAATCTTGTATTCGTCGTATGCTTCCATGATGCCGCGAATCTCACTTAGGACACACTTGCTATCTTCTCCGGTAATACTGCCCGATTGGTCCATACAAACAGCAATGTCAATAGTATCGCCCGGCTTCATCCCCGGAAGAATAGCATCCATATGCCAACCCTTACGGTTTGGACGAGCAAAAGAAAAATCATTTTTAATGGTGCTTTGGATTTGTTGCTCCAACAATTCCTTCCAACTAATTTGTGGTTCCGTCATGTCTTTAATAAGACGCTTGACTCCACTTGGCAAGTTACCGGCACCTGCGGCATTGGCAGCTGAGATTACGGCTTCTTTGATCTCATCGCGGATAGCTTTTTTCTCAGCATCAGACAATTTAGGACGACCCTTACCATCTTTGTCGCCTTCGCCTTCTCCATCGCCTTCGCCATCCAAATGCTCATCTAACAGCATCTTCGCCAAGTCATCAAAATTAATTTTGTTGGCATTCTTCATTAGGTCATCGTATACTTCTTCTGCCGACATACCTTTGTATTTGCGATCATACAATACGCCACATACAGTAATCTTTTCGCCAATGCCATGTTCAATTAAGTCGGAATTAACGCAGAAGTCATCGGCAATGTTCCACACTTTAGGATTACGTTCACCACGTCGTCCCATGTGATCATATACAGCATGTAATACTTCATGCCCAAATAAAAACTCAACCTGCTTCAAGGGCATGTTGTTAACAAATTCTGAATTGTAGTAAAACTTTCGTCCGTCTGTTGCAGCAGTAGGCAACCAGTCGTCACCGTTTACTAGCTCAAGCCGCGTCGCCAGGTTGCCAAAGAACGGCGCCTTGAGCAAGAGACCAATACGTGCGGTAATCAACTTTTCACGTGCGGCAGTGTCAACTTTAGGATTTGTGGGTTTACGGACCGGTGCCGTAACTGCTGTTTCTACTGCCACAGCATGAATTGGAGAGCCAACTGAATTAAAGTATTTGGCATACTGTGATTCTTTAGTGTAGTTACGGCCACTATACCCCCGGAAATCGCTTAACGCACTTTTCATATGTAACTCCTTATTAACTTGTAATAATTATAGCAGATTCTGATTTATTGGTCTACTGTATTTATTTAACGGTACCGCCACGTCGCGTGGCCAGAACTTCTTCGTACGATTTAATATTTGAGTTTGAATCAATTATTATAGGTTTTGTTGGACTACTAACAGTAACAGATGATCGCACAGTTTCTACCTCTTGGCACACTTCCTCACCCTTGAACCATCTAGATATTCTGCAATCTTTTTCCTTTGCAGTACTAACAACATGGTCGGTTACTGACTTACCTGTGGTTTCGTTTACTGCTATGCTGGTCACACCAACCGCTGTCACTATAGCAGGTGCTGCACATCCCTGAATACATAGCAACAATATAAAAATGGAGGACTTACGATACATGTTATCTGCCTCTATCCGCCCCTGGAGCCTTAGCCCTTCCCTGCTGCTGCCACAATATATTTGCCAAACTTAGCATGGAACTCATCAAAACATTTCATTTTGCCGGGAATCATGGGCAAATTGTATGTGGTCAATGCAACACGAGCACCCATAACAACAAGCTCAATAGTAAAATTCTCCATCATAAAGCGTAGGAAGTTATCCGACTGCGTATACCATTCCGTTATCTTTTCCTTACCCAATTTTTTATATTGGTCTTGGAGTTCGTAGCACAAACTAATAGTCAAAGAATACATTGCAGAAATTTCTTTAACTTTAAGTTCTTTAACTTGGCCGGACAAGATTTCTTCGGGTTTGGGCATCTTACTAGCAATCTTGCGGTGTGCCATGAATTTAACAGCCAATCCCTCACCAACGGTTCCAGCAATCAAGTCCACAAGCTCTGCATCTGTAGCTTCGTCGTCTTCCAAAAACTGTGAAACAAAGGTCCAGGAACGCGGGGTAGCAAAGGCGCGGCTCGCCGATTTAGGATCAAATTCCATTAGATCCTGTTTGGCAAATCCAATGTAACCAACTATGTCCTTATGGATTTTGTTAGCAGTAGCCCAATCAAACCAGCTGCTGAAGTCGGCGCGCACTTCCAAATGCACGAACCGATTTGCCAATGGACTTGGCATGCGATAAGTAACACCTTTGTCGCTTTCGCGATTGCCGGCTGCAACAATAACCACGTTGTCGGGCAATACATATTTGCCAACACGCCGATTAAGAACCAATTGATATGCTGCCGCTTGCACCGCAGGTGCCGCAGAGTTCATCTCATCAAGGAACAGAACAATAATCGGATACTTTGCGGCCATCTCCGCATCCGGCAAATCAATTGGCGGAGCCCAATCCATTACTTCTTTGTTTTTATTGAAAAACGGAATACCGCGGATATCTGTGGGATCCATTTGACCTAACCGCATATCAATCATATGGCCGTTTAAATCATTGCACAGCCCGCTAACCAATTCTGATTTGCCAATCCCCGGAGGACCCCACAAGAAGACAGGGCGTTTATTTTTAAAACAACGCAAAACACGACTACGCGCTTCGTTTGGGGTTACACTACGGTTCTCAGTTACGGCCATTTAAAAACTCCTTTTGTTAATGTAAAACTATTATACGAGGTTACGATTTAATGGTCAACTGCATTATACGCCGCGTTCAACTTCGTCACGCACTCCCGCCAGCATCTTCATAAATTGAGCACGTGCCTTTGCTTTATCTTTTGAGGGTTGTGCAACATCCTCAACCACAGTCTTGGACTTAACCAAGACCTGTGCCTGCGTCACGGGCACAGTGACCTTAACAGTCTTAGATTGTTTAGCTACCTTGGGTGCAACAACCGGGTTCTCATCTACTGCATTGGCAGTAAACAATGCCACCACATCTTCACCACACTTGCCAAAAACCGGTGACGTCAAGCACCACTTAGCGGCCTCTGCTTTAGACATCAGCTTAGGCAGGATAGTTATATTCACATCAGTATCACCGAGCTTGGCCAATTGCTGAGCACGAACTTGGCTCATTGCAGTACGAAATTTAAGCACGCCGCTGGTGCGACTATACCCTGCAAATTGAACTGTTTTCATAATTACTCCTTGTTATTAAGTATTCAAGCATTATATAGGGAAATGGATTTATCGAGCAACCAAAAGAGGAAAATATATCTTGTTATAGATTTAATAAGTCTTTCCAAATCGTTCGTTATACTGCGACATAAATGCCACAGCAAACTCTTCAACATCACAAGATTCAACTTGCTGATCTTTTGGGATTCCACCCCACCAAAAGAACGCATCTCGGATACCCCACTCACCACCCAGGTCGGCAACACTTTTAATATTGCGTAGATCCTGATCGTCAAATTTGAGATTCATTCGGGTCACTCCTTAGTATGCAATAGGGTAAATAATTTCTTTTTTGCCAAAGTAAAAGACTCGACCATTGCTCAGCATCCGGGCAGTGCGGGTGCTCTGTTTAATGTAGTCGTTACCGTTAAAGTGGAATAAGCGACCAATTCTAAACGATTCAAATTCCCAAGATCCCATTTGTTTCTCCGTTTCGCTAGTGTAAGTGTATATTATACAGGAAATGGATTTATCGGACAACCAAAATACAGGAGCTGTAAGTTATTGATTCTATTAGATAAACTTCACACACGGGGGAATCCTGCGATTCAAATTACGGATTTTGCCCATGGTTTCCATCAACTGCTCTTGCAAAATCGCGTGACCAACCCCGGTGCAGGATGCCAGGCCCGTTTGCAGACGTATTGCTTGGGCAACCAAATCCTGCTTCTTCTGCACTTTTTTGGCATGTTCCGCCGGAACCATCGCTTGCTTTCCACCCACCGTCATCTGCACATGATCTTTAAACATTTTGTTTCTCCGTTTCGCTAGTGTAAGTGTATATTATACAGGAACTGGATTTATTGGACAACCAAAGTAATTAGATACACATAAATAATAATAAATAACAGTATTACTATCAGGATACATAAC